AATGAGACAGCAACCAACGGTGGGAGGAAATTTACCCCTTTATGCACGCCCTGTGAATGTGCAACGTCGGAGAAAACAAAAAGTTAACAATAACGTGAAGAGAGTCCCGCGACCAATGCCAAGGAAGAAGTATAAGGCGCAGAATCAATTTTCAAAAATTGCAGGAGGACTAGTATCACAAGGTATTGATATGATAATATCAAGATTTGGGGATTACAAGATTAATAGTAATTCGAAAATGAAAATAGGGATGAGTGTGCCAACATTTGCAAACAATGATGGCAGATTTCTGTTTACTCATAAAGAATACCTAGGGGATATAACGTCAACTATAGCATTTACGACGACCAGGTATTCAATAAACCCAGGCATTAATGAGTCATTCCCATGGCTTTCACAAATAGCAATGGGATTTGAGCAGTACAAAGTACACGGATTAGTATTTTATTTCAGAAGTATGAGTGGAACGAATGTACTAGCAGCAGGAGCAAATAGCGCATTAGGGACGGTGATAATGTCAACACAGTATGATCCCAAGGATGCACCATTTGCATCAAAATTTGAAATGGAGAACTACGAATTTGCGAATTCGGTAGTGCCATATAAGGATTTACTGCACCCAGTGGAATGCAAACGTAGTTTGACCATGATGAATGAGCTATTAGTCAGGGGTCAAGAACAACCAGTAGATTCAGATATTAGTTTCTATGACTTTGGAGTGTTCAACATATCCACAATGGGAATGCAAGCGGACGGAGGATCGATAGGGGAATTATGGGTAACATACGACATAGAATTCCTTAAACCAAAAATTTCAAATCATCCGAGTACCGCAGCAAAAGGGGATGCATGGCAAATAACTGGAGCAGCAGCGGCAACCCCATTTGGAACTTCCAGAACCCAGGTAGAATCAAGTTTAGGGGGAACGTTAACGAGTACAAGTTATTCATTACCAGTTAACGCAGAACTGGGATCACAATATGTAATACACTGGCATGCGACAGGAAATAGCACAGCAAATGTGTTACCTACGATAACGCTGACAAACTGTGCATATGTCATATTATATGGAAGTGGTTCAGTTCACAATGGAAGTACAACAGCAGTGACATTGATTTGGGATGCAATAGTAACGCCAACGGCATTAGGTGCTGTAATATCATTTGGTGTGGCAGGTACATTACCGGCATCAGTAACGCAATCAATATTCAGTAGTTTCTTGATACCAAGAGTGGATGATTATATCGATGCAGATAATGTAGAAAATTCTAGATTGCAAAATTTGGAACATTTAATGGAAGTCATGTGGCGGGAAAGAACATTTAAACCCGACAAAATAGGCATTGATAGACAAGAAACGGACCACTTTGCTGAATTGCAGATAAAAACCTTAGAACAGAAAATAGCAAGCTTGAGAAGGGTTAATTCTCAGGAAA